GCGCAGTCGAGCGAAAACTAGTCGCCCCCTTTTATTTTTGATTATTTATTGTTTTTGGTTTTTCTTTGTAATACTTTTCACTACCGGAACTTCCGGAACGAGTTTGTATGTACATGTCAAGCAAAGAAGCCCTTTGATCCCCCTCAACGGAATAAAGCTTGTTGGTAATAAGCCACTCGCTGAATCCCTCAGGTTCACGTTCACTCGAGTTGGGAAAATCATAAAAACCGTTCTCGAGGGGTTCTTCTTTGGATGGTTTTGGTGTAGCAGTTTGTCTCTGCTTTAACGCTTCTTCAACTTTGCGCGCAACTATTGCGTCGATGGATGCCACTTCATTCAACATTTGTGTCAATTTTTCAACTGAGGATACAAATCCACCCGAGTATTTCGTCGGGGTTGCATTGACTGTCATGTTAACTACCATGGGGTTGTTCATTGCAATCGTTGTCGTCACCGCTCCACCAAAATATGCCGGTGTGACCCAGCATGGAGACGAAGCAGGAGTGATTTCAATTGCAAATCCATCGTTCACCGCTGAGAGTGAAATGCCAATAAAGGCTCCCGAAACAGATGCAGAGCAATTGTTGACGCCAGTAACCGTTGAACCAGCTGCGATGTAAACACCGAAAGCATGTGTTGGAATGTTCGAGTTATTATTAAACAAAATTGAAAAAGTAATACTCTCACCAGGTCCACACAATTGCGAAATATCGATGGAATACGTCGAAGACGCATTGAAAACAGCACTATTCTTGTTCAAAACAAAAGCTGCTCGGATATCGCCCGGGTTGTTTTTGTGATACAACGGGACTTGATTCGATGCATTTGTGAAGTTTCCGTAATACGTGCCAGTTGCCGGTACTAGCAATGAAGTGTTTGTGTTTGTGACACGGTAGGAAGGATTGCGATCGCGTAATAAGAAATGCGCAAATTTCACCTTAAATTCAAACCAAACATTGAACGTGCAATTACCAGTTCCAACAGTAACATCCTGCTCACAACCAATCAAAACAACGCCATTACATCGATTGATGATATCTTGTTGATATGATGTTGATTGCAGTGCAGAGTTTTGCAACATCCTGCCAGGAGTGTATCCCGCTGCAGGTTTGATACTCATGCGAGTCTTTGCTGTGTCCGGTTCAAGCATCGAGACAGTGTAAAATTGCGATTTTCCTTTGTTCATACTCTGTTGAGACAGAACATCAAGGAGTTTGGGTCCAGATTCGAGGTCGTTGACGAGCGTCGGGTCTTCAACGTAGGCTACATACAATCTACCACCAGCATTGACGCTAGCAGGAGGTGTAGAGTTTTCGATGAAAACAGCAAACTCATCAATTCGATGTCGAGCATGAAGACCAGTCAACAAATCAGCGGCTCTACCAAAACTCAAAGTTTTGGCTTGGTAGTCAGTGTTCGAGCTGAACGGGTTAGGTACCTGCAATCCCATGACTGCTGTCAAAGGAACAAGTCCCATCACCATTCCAGCTTTGAAAGCTACTGATGCGTTGTTGTTGAGAAAGGTCGACTGAGGAACCAACACTTTACCATGTAAGGTTGCATTTTTGCTGTCGAAGTTCATGAAGGCCCTATGCACAACGGGACTACCTGTGAGCGAGTTCTTGGGTCGCGCTACTTTCTCCACGGCCTTTGCCAATGCTGAGATTTCACGATTAACACCAGGATGAGCCACAGGTCTTGGCCCGGGTTTGTGCGTTGGTCCCTGCTTCGGAGGAGCTGGGCCAACAGGCTTGTTGAGCAATTTCTTTTCCTGCTTTCTGAGTTTTTTGATAATTTTCTTTTCTTTTTTGGTAGGTTTTGGGCCGTTTCGTTCCATGATTCCAATAGAGCGCAAAACACCTTGTGCTCCCACAGCTGCTGCTGAGAGATAGTTTCCGAGTTTGAGATTTCCTTTTGCGAATTCAAAATCTGCTTTAGCTTTATCGTGTCCAAGTGCGTAGGCGTGGTCGTGCTTTTTGGCAAGACAATCAGCTTTATCGATACAAGGAACACGAGGGTTGTATACAGAACTTTGTTTTTTACCGGCGGACCAACCAGGACCCCACCAGTTACCGTGTTTTAACGTGTCTACCACAAGATCTTCCGTCTTGTGGGGCACGAAGAAATCTTCTTCGTCAGGACTTATCCAGGGCCTGGTATCCTAACCATAATGCCTGACACTTTGAGTGGCTAGGATAGTCGAGAACGATTCCAAATTCATCAGTTGCACGGAGGTGGTGTCTGTCGATCAGGCCTTCGCGTATGGCCTCATCAATCGAGGAAACACAAGCACGGTATATGCGTTGATCGAAATAAGCTATGTGTGCTATGCTACATAATTTCACAAAACGAAGGATGTTAGACTTGGAAGGGCTTCTATAAGCCGAAGCGACGATTTTTGCTGTGTACTTAGGGAACGGTACAAAGACACGTGTAAGTAATGAAGTTTTATGGATGATTGGTCGGTAACCCAAGATAGAATGTCGTTGGATATCCTTTTCAAAATCGATCACGTCAGTGACGACGTCGTCTGATTTCTTGAGTTGCAATCCCATCTCCATGTACGCAGCTATTCTTTCGTCAGTAGACAATTGGAATTGTCGTGTAAAATTTCCACACAAATGGTCGTCAGATGCAAACTTATAAACACCATATGTCCACCAATTCAGTGGCATAGTTGGATAGTGCTTAAAGAGCATTCGAGCAAACACATATTGGTGGTATAACGTCCCATCTGTTGATGTATTGAAATCACCACTATCGATACCGTACTCAATTCTAACAACGACTCCAGTTGGGAAAGACAAAAATCTCTCCTGTATTTGTTGCCATGTAAAGTTGAATAGGCCTCTGTACTTCCGTTGCGCGTACTCAGTCAATAATTTCCAACGCAGCAGGTAAACAAAGGCCAAGCCAAGTGCTCGACATGAAATATCCATAGCTGAGCAATCTCCTTCCCAAATCTG